GGCTCGATCTACTCCGACCAGCGCACCATCCTCGACATTCGCGAAAGCGAGTTCGCCGTCCTGCCGCAGCAGGACGATCACGTCATCATCCCGAAGGACTGCAACAACGTGCCGAAGGGCGAGTATCAGATCATCGACGCGGACAGCGACGGCGGCGGGCAAACCTGCCTGACCATCCGCAAGGTCGAAACGGCGATGTAGATGGGCGTCACCGACACGCAGAGTTTCGGGCTGGTGATCCGCGACGTTCTCTACGACGCGCTCGAGCGCGACCCGTTCTTCGCCAGCTACACGAAGCGCAAGACCAAGATGATGGCGGTGCAGCCGCAGTTCCTGCCGTTCCTCGGCGTCTACATCATCGACGAGGTCATGACCCCGGATGGCGACGCCAATGCGGGCTGCGTCCGGTTCTCTCATACATTGCGCGTCGGCTTTTCGGTCATGGTCGCCAACAACGATCAGGTGGTCGCCGAAAGTCAGATCGATGCGGCGTTCTGGCGGATCATGAACGTCTGGCGCGACCAGTATGTGATGAACCTGCTCGATACGTTCAATCCGCACATTGGCGCGGGCAATCCCGACAACACCAAGATCGAAAGCATCACGCGCGGGGTGCGCCGCCACCTGTTCGGAGCGCCCGCGATCAACAACGAAACGCCGGTCGCCGAGATGCAATACGACGTCTCGTGCTTCTGGCGATCAGATTGGGCACCGGTCATCGTGGACGATCTGGAAACGATACATATCCAGACCGGCATCAAGATCGGCGAGACGCAGGAGGAGATGGACCGGCGTCTGCAAGCGGGAACGGAAATTGTTTTGGAGACGGCTGCGAAAGCGAAGCCGAACATGCAGAAGGAGAAACATCATGGCAGCTAAAGAACTGTCGCTTCGCGGCAAGGCGGCTCGCGAGCGCATTGAGAGAATCAAGAACAGCCGACCGCCGGCGGGCGTGCGCGTCACTCCGGCAAGCGATGAACTGCGCAAGGTGCTGCGGCATCCGCGCGGCGCACGTTTCCCAAACGAGGGCAGCGCGGAATGGCCGAACGACCGCTTTACCAAACGGCGGCTGGCCGAAGGTGCGGTCAAACTCGAGCAAGCCGAAAAAAAGACGTCGCGTGGCCGACACGCGGAATCAGCCGCCTAATCCAAGCAAACAGATTTGCGATGAAAAAACCTCGCCCATTCCGGCGAGGTTTTGCATGAAAGGACCAGCACAATGCCGATCAGCTTTGCCAATATTCCTGCAAACATCAAGGTACCGCTCTACTGGGTTGAGGTCGACCCATCGATGGCGGGGCTTCCGTCCATCAATCTTCGCGCCCTGCTCGTCGGCACCATGACGAGCGACGGCGACGCCACACCCGACGTGCCGATCCCGATTGGCTCGCAGGCCCAGGCCGATCAGCATTTCGGCCTCGGCAGCGAACTGGCGCGAATGTTTCACGCCTTCTATAAAAACAATCTCGCCAATGAGGTCTGGGGCCTGCCGGTGGCGGAGCCGGTCGGCGCGACGGCGGCAACGGGCACGGTCATCGTCGCCGCTGCCGCAAATGCTGCCGGCACGATCCATCTCTACGTCGGCGGGACGCACGTGCCGGTTACGGTGTCGCCATCGGACACGGTCGACAATATCGCCACCGCCATCGCGGACGCGATCAATGCCGATGATACGCTGCCGGTAACGGCGACCGTTGCGACCGGGACCGTGACGCTGACCGCGCTCTGGAAGGGCATATCGGGCAACGAACTCACGGTGGCGCTGAACTACTACGGCGCACGCGGCGGACAGACCACGCCGGTCGGGCTTGACCTGACGCTTCCGGCGACCGGCTTCCTGACCGGCGGCGCGGGCGTCCCGGTGTTCGATACCGCCATTTCCAATATGGGCGAGGAGCCGTTCGAATACGTTGCGATGCCGTATACCGATTCCGAATCTCTGTTTGCGTGGGATCAGGAATACGGCTTCACGGACGACGGACGGTGGGGCTGGCAGCGGCAACTGTTCGGCCACGTGTTCTCGGCCAAACGCGGCACCTACGCCGATCTCGTCCTGTTCAGCGAAACGCTCAACAGCGGCGTCGAATCGATCATGGCGGTCGAGGTGGACAGCCTGTCGCCATGCTTCGAATGGGCGGCAGCGTATTGCGGCAAGTCGCAACGGGCACTGGTCAATGATCCAGCTAGGCCGTTGCAGACGCTCTCGCTCAACAACATCAAGATCGCACCGATCAACAAACGCTGGCTGTTCAGCGAACTCAACAGCCTCGCCTCGAACGGGCTGGCGATCCAGAAGGCGGGAGCCGACAACCAGCCGATGATCGCACGGGAGCAGACGACGTATCGTCTCAACCTGTACGGCCAGACCGATGATGCCTACGAACTGGTCACCACGCTGGCGACGCTGGCAAAACTGTTGCGCAACCAACGCCACGCGATCACGACCAAATTCCCGCGGCATAAGCTGGCGAACGACGGGACCAAATTCGGACCCGGCCAGGCCATCGTCACTCCCGGCATCATCAAATCCGAACTGATCGCGCAGTACCGGATGGATATGTTCAACGGGCTGGTCGAGGACCTGCGCAACTTCAAGCGCCATCTGATCGTTGAGCGCGATCCGAACGATCCGAACCGGGTGAACGTGCTTTACCCGCCCGACCTGATCAATCAACTGCGCGTGTTCGCGGTGCTGGCGCAATTCCGCTTGCAGTATGACCGCGGCATCGACGTCGAGATCATCGGTGCAGCGAAGCCGCCGTTCAACGCGGCGTCGGGTGCCAACGCGGCCTGATCCATCATCACAAAATAGGAGAACGTCATGGCTCAAAGGATTGCGGGCATTGCCTTCCTGACGGTGGACGGCGCACAACTTGCCTTGCGCGGAAACTTCACCGTCTCGCCAAGCGCGGTCGAGCGCACGATGATCGCCGGACAGGACGGCGTCCACGGCTATCAGGAATTGCCGCGTGTGCCCTACATCGAAGGCGATATCACGACGATGCCGGGTGAGTACCTCGAGGACCTGCTCGATCAGACCGACGCCACCGTGGTCGCGCAGCTTGCCAACAACATGCAGTACACGCTGGTCGGCGCAACCTGCAAAGGCGGCTTCGAAAACAATTCCCGCGACGGACAGGTGCGCGTCCGTTGGGAAGGCCTGACCTGTGAGGAGGTGTCGCTGTGAGCGGGAACGCACGCGTGCGCGAAGGCTTCGTCGAAGATCGTCCTCCACCGACCCCGCTCAAGGCGGTGGAGGAGCCGGAGAAAAAACAACGGGCCGCGCCGCCGCCCACCATCGAGCCATCGCCCGCCGAACAGCCGGCGCTGCCGGGAGACGAGTGGCCGATCAAGGTCAGGCTGATCTACAAGGCGATCCGCGACAACAGCGGCGGCAAGATCAGCGAGGTCACCCTGCGCGAGCCGAAGGCGGGCGACATCAACCGCTACGGCAACCCGGTGCGCGTCAATCAGGACGGCGACGTTCTGATCGACGAGCGCAAGATGACGTACATGATCGCGGCGCTCGCCGACGTGTTGCCGCCGTTCATCGAGGAGATGGACCCGCGCGATTGGAACTCGTGCGCGTATCGGTTACGCCGTTTTTTCTTGCCCGATCCAGCGGCCTGGTAGGCGACGAGGACGAGATCATCCTCGATTGCTACCGCTTGGCCCGCTGGTATCACGTCAGTCCCGACATTTTCCTGAACATGACATTGAGCGAGGTCGCGCTTCACATGCATCGGACCGCCCAATGCGACCGCGCACAACAGGCAGCAGCCGGTGACGACTGATGGCAAGTGAAACGGAGGAACTGAGACTTGTCGTCAACCTGACCGACAATGCGTCGGCGGGCATCGCCAAGCTGCGCAACGAGATCAGCCAGCTTGGCGGCGGGCAGGGCGGACAGGGCCTTGAGCGGTTTAACCGCGAAACCGCGCGGATAACGCAGAACGTCAAAGGCCTCGGCGTCGAGGCTGGCATGACGGCGCGGGTGCTCGGCAGCGTGCTCGGCGCTGGCGTCGGGGTGGCGGCGGGTGCCATCGGTGCGCTCGGTGCCGCGATCACCTACCAGATCGTCACCATCCCGCAATGGACCAGCGAACTGCGGCGCATGGGGGACGCGGCGCGGAATATCGGCGCGAACGCCGGACAATTCCGCTCCATCGTCGAGCAGCTTGGCGCGGTCGGCGTCGAAGCGGGCGCGGCGGAAAAGTCGATGGCTGGAATCAACAACGCCATCGCCGACCTGACAAGGCGCGGCAGCGCGTTGCGGCAGGAATTGCTCCGCCGCGCCGGCCCCGAAGGCCAAGCCGGGATGCGGGCGTTCATCGACAGCCTGATGGCGGCACAGACGCAAGCCGAACGCACCAACAGGGTCATCATCGCGGGCGAGAATGTCTACAAGAACGCGCTGAAGGAAACCGGCAGCGAACTCGAGGCACGGCGGCGCGAGCAGGAATGGCTGCAACGGTTCGGCGTCGATCCGTCGCTGGCTGGCAAGCGCGTCAAGGAACAGACGGCGGAGGAGAAAGCGGCGGC